CAGTCATACCTGCACCAGTTTTAGTAGGACGTTTATGACCACCTCCTATGGTCAATCCTTTCATACCTGTCCCTTTTCTTTTTCGTTTACGTACAGCCATTCTATACCTTTACATAAGTATTTTTAAATTTCTTTACTAAAAATTCACACAAATCAGCCCAATACTTTTTCCATTCTTTTGTACACTCTTCACAATTACAATCCATTTTAAAATTATAATCTCTTTTATGAGGTCTAAGTCCACTATAATCTATTTTAGAACTATCTACTTTATAAGCCATTATATAAGTTTATTTGAATAAGTAGCATTACCAAAACCTTTTACAGCTTGACCTACACCACGAACTTTACCTCCCATATTACGTTTTACTTTACCACCTACTTTACGTATTTCAAAACCACCCATATCCATAATTTCTTTTTCACTAGGTGGTACACCTCTAGAAGTAAGACCCATACGATCTGCTACATCTTGTCTAGCTGGTGCAAATTCACCTGTCTCTACAAGACGACTTTTACCACCTTTACCGGGACGTACTCTTGCTTTGCCTTGAGCTACAAGACTACGCCTACGTGCAGGAGAAACATTTTCAGGAAGTTTAGCTTTAGATAGAAGTGGTCCTTGTTCTACCTCTTGTCCCTTTGGACCTGTCTTACGTCTACCAGCTAAAACATTAGAACCTAGTTCATCTACCATTGCATCTCGTTCTTGAGATTTAATTAAACGATTGAGTTCATTTTGTTCAGCCCTAGTTCTTTTTACTTTAGGAGCTTTTGGTTTTTGAGGTGCAGCTTCTTTGATAGCTGCTTTTAACTCAGCATCTGATTTCTTTTTTGCTTCTGTTAAAGATATACCTAATGCTTTTGCACCTTTTTTCTGAAGTTCAGTAGCAGCTTTTCTTCCACGAGCTTTTCTTTTTCTACCTCTTTTGGCTTTAGCTGCTTTTATTTCTTCTGGTGATTTACGTTCACTACGTCCAGATAAACTTGAAGCAGACTTTCCTCTTAAAACTTTAGATAATTTTCTAGACATAGTTAGTTCTCCACTTTAAAAGCTTTACCTTGAGTATAATCTTCATCTACTACAACATCTTGAGGTGGTCCTTTTACATCTGGACCTTTACGTGCAGCACCATAGCCTTGTCCAGTAGGTCTGCCTACAATATCATCTAAGTTATGTGGACGTTTAATTAGTGTATGAGGTCCAATCATTTCTTTCTCCTCTTTTTCTTTTGTTTCTTTTTAGGGGGTTTAGTCACCTGTTGTTTAATACTTGATCTACTAATCATCGTACATCATAGATACAATTTGACCACCTGTCATAGCAGCAACTATTCTACCGCCTTTTTTAGCTACAGCAAATCCCATATCTTTAGCTGCTTGTTTACCTTTTGGTCCTGAAGCTGCAAGTGCTCGTACACCTTTTCCTTTATCACCTTGAGGTATAGCTTTACCTCCAGCTTGACGTTTTACTTGAGCAGTTTTGGCAGCAGTTTTAGTAGCACCTTTTTGTCCAACAACACGTTTACGTCTACCTACTTTACTGTTTCCTTTTTTAGTCCTGTCCTTTTGTTCTTCTTTTATTGCTTGACTTTCTAATTGTTTATCTGTCATATTCTCTTGTCGGTTACGAGCAGCTACATTTCTTTTAAAAGCTTCTTCTTGTTCTTTAGTTGGATTTCCAATAACTTCTCCAGTTCCAGTATCTATACTACCACTTCGTTTATTAGAAGGAGTTTCTGGTTTTTCACCAAAAGTTATTTTAGCTAAATTAGCTTGTCTTGCTTTAGTTCCTTTTGCTGCTAAACCTTTAGAAATATTTTGTCTACGTTTATTTTCAGCTTGTGCGCTCAACTCATCTAGTCTTTTAAGCTCTGCTAATTCTTTTTTAGTTGCTGTATTATTTCTTTTTTTTGCCTCTAATTCTACTACTCTTTTAGCACGTTTTCTTCCACCTTTACTCACTGGCGCAACAAAACCGGGTTGTTCTTTTGCAGATACACCTCCCGGTCCTATTTGTCTTCCTCCAGTAGAAACTTTCTCACCTTGTGTTCCTACCTGACGTGAAATTTTAGCAGATCTATTTGTTACAGGATCACCAGATGCTCCCTCTTTTACTTCATAATTTTTTCTGAATCGCACACTGGTTGGTTTTTTTGATTTTTTAGCTTTTGCTGCTTTTGCTGCTGCTTTTTTGTTAGCAGCGATAGCTTTCTTTCTTTTTATTTCAGCTTTAGCTTTTCTTATTTCTGCTGGTGTCATACGTTCGCTGCGTCCAGATAAATTTGAGGTAGACTTTCCTCTTAAAGTTTTAGATAATTTTTGCCTAGCCATAATTAGGGTGCTCCTGTTTGAATTGTATTTGGCCCACCAGCAGGAGAAGCAGCAACTGCCATATCATCCTGTCTAGTTCTTCTAGCCTGATTACGTAGTGCTTGAACTTGATCAACATATTGTTGAGTCCAATATTGTAGATTATTCCAATCTTTATTAAACATTGTAGCTTCCATTAATGAAGCATAAAATAAAGCATTATAACAATATTCACTAAAATAATTAGTTGTTGTTACACTTGTTCCTGTAGCAGATGCTAAAGGTAATGGTTGAGATTGTGTTTGTATTTCTGTTGTTATAGCTGATGTAGGAGTAGGAACTATTTTTAATGTAAGATTATCTTTTCTAGAATAGTACCGTGGTGTGCCAGTAGAAGCACTAACAGGCCAATAGTCCTTGACATATTCAAAAGTACGTGGTAATAAATTAGTAACAGTAGTTCCAGTGCTAACTATATAGTTTACATTACGAACTATACGTACACGATCATTAAGAGTTACTGCACCAGCATTACCAGCAGATACAGAAACATTTGTAAATTCATCTAATCCAAAATCATCAAGATCTTTTACAAGACGAAACTCTGCTCGTTGTATAAAACCAGTAATAGCACTGGTGAACTCAGTGCCATCATTTTCAGAAGTCTCTTGGATGTCTGATTTTAGTTGAGCAAAATTAGGCATACTAACCTACATATAATGTAATGGTAGGAGCATTAACTCCTGATACAGAAACACTTACAATACCATGTATAGGAACACCCATATCACCTATGTACATATCATTTGAATCTGTAGCACCTACACGATAATGAATAGCATTACCTTTTGCTGTTTTATTTGTAATTTGTTTACTACCTGATATTGCAATTTCACCTGCAACAGTAGAAAAAGTATGTATAGCAACAACACGATTAACTGTAGGTACAGGATTAGAACCAGTTCCATCACCACCTAATGTTACTGTTGGTGCATCTACAAATCTAAATCCTGTTATAATTGCACCGTCACTGCTTACGTTATGTGCTACTTTAATATTTGAAGCCATTTATATTCTCCATGTAATAAAGGAGGAGGTGACATAGTGCCACCCCCTCGCTCTTATTAAGAACCAGCACTTCCAAAGAAGCCACGCCAATCAGATACACCAAAGCTATATCGCTCTCGTGCCTTAAAGCGTAAGTTACCAGTATCAAAATCCGGCTCCATTTTTGTTTGAAGTGGAGAACGGACAAACATTTTTGTACCATTAGGTACATCAGTTTTAAAGAAGTACGAGTTTGTATCCGTAAATCTACGATTGATAAAGTAACCTTCTGGAATCATGCCCAAGTGACGAGTAGCGTTTATAGCATTCGTATTTGGGTTTGCACCAGCAGCACTCGTTTGAGTATTACCGGGGCTTGCCAAGATACGATCTGCAATCGCCCAAGTTTCAACAGGAACATGAAGTGAAATACAACTTGCACCTATAAGTATTCCACGATCATCTTTGATCTTTTGAATACTGGTAAGTGCTGTTTCAATAGTTGCTTCCGTAAGATCAGCCGCTGCAAGAAGGTTAGACTGATTACCATCAGAGATTGTGGGGTGTGCGGCAGAAAAGAACGCAGCACCATCACCAATGGTGTCAGAAAAACCGTTATTGAAAAGATTAGCAGCTTTCACTTGTTTGGTATTTGCCATTGCACGAGCAAGGCCACGAGCACGAAGCTTGGCAAACGAATCATATAGATTGTCTTCCATTGCTTCTTCTGTAACAGCGAAGGCAAGAGCTACAGTCTCGTGTGTATAACGAGCCGTGAAGCTTTCTTGTGCATTGTCAAAACTGACAGTTGCACCTTCACCCTTTACAGGGGCAGTACCAAAACCAGTGAAGAGCACTTCCTCTTCAAAAGCACGATCTGAGTTTTCAGTTTCATAGAGAGGTGCGTGTTCATCGTTTACCTCTCCATACTCCATCCCGAATACAGCATTTAGACCCGGAAGGAGTTGTTTGCTAATACTAGCTCTATTAATAGCCATAATAAACCCTCCTTATTAAGCACTTGATGCCGTAGCAGTTACAAAACGATCACGGTGATGGTTCAACCAAACTTCAAGAATTGGTTTTGCATCATCGCTACCTTCATCTGGGAACTTAGCTCGTCCAATGGCACGAACAGCAGCAGCAGATTCAACACCAGATGCACCATCAAGGTAATAGCTGGATTGACCTGTTGTCGTGCTACCACTAGAAGCTGTTGAGCTAACGGTCACATTGTAGTTTTTAACAATTAGCAACTCAGCCGCAGAAACGGTAAGAGATGCTTGAATGTAATAAGTCTGATCAGGATCAGTTATTACAAAAAATTTAATGTCCGTGGCTGAAACCGTACCCGGCCAAAAACGTGAGAACTTTTGTTCTCCATTTTCAACATACTGACAACCCATGAAAACCCCTGAAGGTTTTAGAGTTGCAGCAATAAATGGTGATATAGTAGCAAAGTTAGCACCCGGTAAAACCACTGGATCACCAGTAAAGATTTTATTTGTGGGGCTACCTGTCATACCAGTTGAGGTAATCTCAATGGTATCTGTGACAGCTTCATTATTATAGTTACCACCTTTTTTACGAGCAGGAATGAAACCACGAAATGCTGCGGTACTAGACATGTTTCATTCTCCTTAATTAAATATAAAGACAGTCAGTCCTGAAAGGACGGTTGTCTGCCTTTGGTTGTAACAGAACGGCTAGTATTAGAAATAGGCATACGAGAATCAGAGCTTCGCATAAGTTGTGCATTAACTGCATCCATCATGTCATTAGCTTTATTTTCGTAAAATTTCTGTCTAGCCTTTGCTTTTCCTGCTGGTATCTTAGCAAGAGCTAAGTCTCCACGACTTACTGTGCCTTGATACCTGCCACCCTCTTTCACGACAGAGGATAAAGCCATTTCAGGTACTTCTTCAGGATCAACAAAAACCCAACCTTCTTGTTGTTTTTTACCAACATTAATATAGTCGTCTTGACCTTGAAGGGAGACTCGTATCCAACGTAATGCCATTTGTTCTTGATCAAACCTCTGCTGTACAGCTTCAGGAATATCAAGAGCATTTGGCTCTTCAAAAGTCCATTGTTCTTCTCTCACTGAATTTTCTCTTTGACTTTTAGTCCGTGATTCATTTCGTGTCATATTTTCCTCCACGCTATCTTATATCTGTATATTCGCCATCAGCCTGAGTAACTTTCATTTTCTCAGCGGCATATTGTTCAAGTGGTATATTCCATCTATTAGCAAGTCTTACGTCTTCTTTTGAAAGTTTAACTTTTTTACTAGAGGTTGGAGATGAGCGTGAACTCCCCGATACCACTTGAGCAGGTTGCTTCGTGTTGTCCTGCACACGTTGCGAAGTTTGACCAAAAGCCGTTTCCAACCTCTTATCAATTTCTTCGTAAAATTCGTCACCATTAGGATCATATCCTTCATTCTTTAATTCTGCATCTAATGCTAATGCAGCAGCAGTCTTAATTGTATCTTTACCAAACCATTCATTTTCTTCAGCCCACTCTTGAGCTTTAGGATCTATAGTTTGAGCCTGTTGTTGCTGTTGAACTGGTTGTTTAGCTTGTTGTTGTATATTTTCTTGTTTTCCTTGAGCTTGTTTTTCTATTTTATTTTTCCAATTTTTTATTCCTTTTAATTCTGATTTAGCTTCTGTTAAAGCTTCTTGTGCAGATAAAGCTTTTTCTTTATCACCAGAATCAAAAGCTTCTAAATAAGCTTGTCTTGCAAGTTCAACTGTTCTTTCTAAATTTTGTTCATTTGTATTTATACTATTACTTGTAACCTCTGCTAGATCAGTTGATCTAGATTGTAAAGTATTTTGTAATTCCTCATTTCTTGCTATAAGTGCTTCAATCTGTTCTTCACGTTCTTTACGTTGTCGTATAAGTTGTTTAATTCTTTTTTCAGCACCTTTAGTTTTAATACCTTCTAGTTCTTTAGGTTCTTCTTTTTGAGGTGCAGCTTCTTCTTTTGGTTTTTCTTCTACAGCCTCAAGAACTTCTTCTTCACCTTCTACTTCAAATTCTATTTTATTTTCTTCTTCTTTAGATGGGACTTCTATTGTATCCCAACCTTCATTTTGATCACTCATTATTTTCTCCGTTAGTCACGATCTAAACGATTACGTTTTTCTTTATACTATTATAACATATAAATGCTAATCTCACAAATT